ATGAACCTGATGCTTGTCAACGGCCCCGCCGTCGAACCGGTGACGCTCGACGACATGAAGCTTTACCTGCGCCTCGACGGCGACGCCGAGGACGCGCTGGTGACAGCGATGATCCGGGCCGGCCGCATGACCGTGGAGGCGGCGACCCATCTGGCGCTGCTCGACCAGGTGTGGCGTATTCGCCTCGACGCCTGGCCCGTCGCCGGCTTTGTCGTCCCGCCCATTGGCCCGCTGCGCCGCATCGAGGCGGTGCGCCTGGTGTCGCGGGCGGGTGAGGTCGCCGCGCTCGACGTCGCGGGGTTTCGCGCCGATGCGGGCGCCGGGATGATCGCCATGCCGGCAACACCGCCGCAGCTGTCTGGCGGCCACGTCGAGATTGATGTGGGCGTGGGTCATGGCGTGGCGGCGTCCGATGTGCCGGAGCCGTTGCGCCTCGCCGTGCGGACCATGGTCGCCTGCTGGTTTGATAACCGGGGCGAGGCCCCGGCGCCTCGCGGCGCGTCGTTGCTGCCCGATGCGGTGCGCGCCCTGCTGGCGCCGTTCCGTCCCATGAGGCTCGTATGAATGAGGCCCGCATGAACGCGACCTGGGTCAACGGCGGCGGTTCGCGGCGCCGTCGCGTCATCATCGAGCAGCCTGTCGATACGCCAGACGGCGCCGGCGGATTCAGCCGTGCCTGGAGCCCTGAGGCGGTCGTCTGGGCGTCGTTTCGCCTGATCCGCGCCGCCCCGCGCGACATGGCTGACCGGCCAGCGCTGGCGGCTGTGTGGAGCGTGCGCCTGCGCTGGCGCGATGACATCGATGGAACCCGGCGGCTGCGCGATGGCGCGCGGATTTTCACCATCCTCGGCGGCGGCGATCCGGACGGGCGAAAGGCGTGGCTTGATGTGCGCGTCGAGGAGGAAACGGCATGAGTGGGGCGGAGCCTGGTGATGACGGGACGATTTTTTCCCCGGTTCTGGCGCTGCGCGTCGCGGTTCACGCCGCCCTGGCGGCGGATGCGCCGCTGGTCGCCATGCTCGGCGGCGCCCGGGTCTACGACGCCGCGCCGCGCGGCGTCTCTGGCCTTTACGTGGTGTTCGATGGGGCGACCGCCCGTGACCGCTCGGCCGGGTCGCAGCGCCGTGAGAGCCATGAATTCAGCCTGACTGTCTGGTCGCGGCCGGGTGGGCCCCGGCCGGCGCTGGAAGTGGCGGCGCGCATCCGGGCGCTGCTGGATGATGCGGACCTGCCGCTGGCCGGCCATCGCCTGGTGTTGCTGCGCGTTGCCCGCGAGGACGTGCGTCGCGATCCACAAAGCGGCCTGCCGCAGGTGCGGCTGACGCTGACGGCCATCACCGGGAATGGGGTCACCTGAAACAGGAGCACGGGATGGGAGCGCAAAAGGGGAAGGATCTGCTGCTGAAGATCGCCGGGCCAACGCCCGGCGTTTTCATGACGGTGGCCGGCTTGCGGGCGCGGCAGATCGCATTCAACGCTGACGCGGTGGATGTGACCAACGCGGAATCCAGCGGCCGCTGGCGTGAATTGCTGGCCGGCGCCGGGGTGCGGCGCGCCGCCGTCAGCGGCGCTGGCGTCTTTCTCGACGAGGCCAGCGACGCGCTGGTGCGCGAGGCGTTCTTCGCCGGCGACATCCGCGCCTGGCGCATCGTCATTCCCGGCTTCGGGAGCATCGACGGGCCGTTCCAGATCACCGCCATGGAATATCGCGGCGAACATGCGGGCGAGGTGACCTTCGACCTCGCCCTGGAATCCGCCGGCGCGCTGGCGTTCACACCGGTCTGACAGGGGGCTGCATGTCTGTTCCGATACAGTCTTTGGCGGCGGGTTCCCTGGCGTTCCGCCATTCGGGCAACCGCCGGCGCGGCGAGGTGGTGGCGACCATCGGCGGCCAGCCGGTGCGGCTGCGCCTGACGCTTGGCGCTCTGGCCGAGCTGGAAACCGCCTTTCAGGTCGACGATCTGGCGCAACTCGCCGCCCGCTTTGGCCGGGGCGCGCTGTCGGCCCGCGATCTGCAGGCCATCGTCACCGTGGCCATGCGGGGCGCCGGGCGCTGCGTCACCGACGCCGAAGCGGCCGACCTGCCGGTGGCTGGCGAACTGCCCGGCCTGGCGCGCGCGGTCGCTGAACTGCTGGCGCTGACCTTCGGTGATCCTGACGCGGCGCGCGCCGCAGCGCCGGAGGAGGGGGCAGGGCGCCCTTTTGTCCGGCGGCTGCTGATCAGGGCGCGCGGCCTTTTCCCTGGGATGCGGTGATGGCTTTCGGCCTCGGCCGGCTTGGCCTTGCGCCCGAGGCATTCTGGGCAATGACGCCGCGCGAACTGGCCGCCGCCATGCGGGGGACGGGAGAGGCTGGCCCCACCCCCGATGCGCCGGCGCGCGCCGATTTCGCCGGTTTGACCGCGGCGTTCCCGGACTGATTCCCCGCAAAAATGGAGGAGCTGCATGGCGGATGATCCAGGCGTGGATCCAGGAGGGCAAGGTTCCTCCTGGGATATCTCGGCGGTGCAGGACGCCGCCGAGGCGTTTCGCAATCTCGATGACATGGCCCGCCGGGCTGGCGGCGCCATGACGTCGGCGTTCGCCAGCGGCATGGCGGGCGGCAAAAGCCTCGATCAGGTGCTGGTCAACCTTGGCGCGCGCCTCAGCAACATTGCCCTCAACGCCGCGCTGAAGCCGCTGGAGGGCGCTTTGGGCTCCGGGCTCGAATCCCTGGTGAAAACCCTGGGGGCAAGTCTTGGCGGCGTCACCGCCAGCGCCAAAGGCAACGTGTTCTCGGGCGGCCGTGTGCAACCATTCGCGAAAGGCGGCGTCGTCGCCGCCCCGACCTTCTTCCCCATGACCGGCGGCGTCGGGTTGATGGGCGAACAGGGCGCCGAGGCGATCATGCCATTGAAGCGCGGCGCCGATGGCCGCCTTGGCGTGCAGGCAGCCGGTGGCCGGCCGGTCAATGTGACCGTGAATATCGCCGCCCGCGACGTGGAAAGTTTCCGCGCCTCGCGGGCGCAGGTTTCGGCCGCCGTGGCTCGCGCGGTGGCGCGCGGCCAGCGGGCCATGTGAGCCAAAGGGGGCCGGCATGGCTGATTTTCATGAGGTGCGCTTCCCCGTCGATGTGGCGCTGGGCGCGCGCGGTGGACCGGAGCGTCGCACCGATATCGTCACGCTCGGCTCCGGCCGCGAGCATCGCAACGCCCGCTGGGCCGACTCCCGCCGGCGTTATGACGCCGGTTACGGGGTCAAAACCCTCGACGCGCTGGCCGAAGTGGTGAGCTTCTTTGAGGAGCGCCGCGGCCGCCTGCACGGGTTCCGCTGGCGTGACCGGCTTGATGATCGCAGTTGCGCGCCCTCCATGGCGCCGTCCGCTATTGATCAGGCGCTGGGCGTTGGCGACGGGGCGCAGACGACGTTCCAGCTGGCGAAAACCTACGGCGGCGGCTTCGCGCCCTGGACGCGGAGCATCCGCAAGCCGGTCGCTGGCTCGGTGCGCGTCGCCGTCAATGGCGTGGAGGCGTCGCCAGCCGCGTTCGCCGTTGACCACGCCAGCGGTCAGATCGTCTTTGCCGCCGGCGGCGCGCCACAGGCGGGCGCCAGCGTCACCGCCGGCTTTTTGTTCGACGTGCCGGTGCGCTTCGACACCGACGTGCTGGACATCGATCTGGCGTCCTTCGCCGCCGGGGACATTCCGTCGATCCCGGTGGTGGAGATTCTTCCCTGACATGACACACGAGGAGGCGTCATGCGCGCTGTTCCCGAAGGCTTCGCTGCGCGCCTTGCCAGCGAGACGACGACGCTTGCCCATTGCTGGCGGCTGGCCCGTGCTGACGGCGTTGTCCTTGGCTTCACCGACCACGATCGCGATATCGCCTTTGGCGACGTGGTTTACGCGGCGGCGACGGGGCTTGAGGCGGCCGAACGCACGGCGGAGCTGGGTTTCGCCATTGGCGGCGGGGAAGCGGCGGGCGTCCTGACCTCCGCCGCTATCACCGGTGACGACGTCATGGCCGGCCGTTACGACGGCGCCCGCGTCGAAATCTGGTTGGTGGACTGGCGCGAGCCGCAACATCGCCTGCTGCTCGACGTCGGCGGCATTGGCGAGGTCAGCCGCAGCGATCATGCCTTCACGGCCGAACTGCGCAGCGTCATGCACCGGCTCGATGAAACCCGCGGCGGCGTCTATCGCGCCGCCTGCGCCGCCGACCTCGGCGACGCGCGCTGCGGGGTCGATCTTGACCGCCCCGGCATGCGCGCCGCCGGCGCGGTAGCGGAGCCAGGTGACAGTCGCAGCAGCTTCCGCTGCGACGGCCTCGCCGGCTACGCCAGCGGCTGGTTCACGCACGGCCGGTTCGTCTGGACCTCCGGGGCCAACGCCGGCGCCGTCTTCGCGGTGAAGCAGCACCACGCCCTGGCTGGCGTCGTTGCGCTCATGTTGTGGGGTGAAACCGTGCAGCCGGTAGCGGCCGGCGACGCCTTTACCGTCACCGCCGGTTGCGACAGGAGCCTGGAAAGCTGCCGCGACCGTTTCGCCAATGTGGTGAACTTTCGGGGTTTTCCGCACATGCCCGGCAACGATTTCGCCATCGGTCGCGGCGCCTCGGGCCGGGGCGCCATGGATGGCGGGAGCATGTTCCGGTGAGCGCCGGCGACAATCCCGCGGCCGGCGCTGTCCGCGTCGCGGTCGTGCGCGAGGCCCGGCGTTGGCTTGGCGCGCCGTATCTGCATCAGGCGTCGCTGCGCGGCGTCGGTTGCGATTGTCTGGGGCTGGTGCGCGGCGTCTGGCGCGAGATTTACGGCGCCGAGCCCGAGGCCCCGCCGCCTTACGCGCCCGATTGGGCCGAGGCCGGTGGCCAGGAGAGCTTCCGCGACGCCGCCCGGCGGCATTTGCGCGAGATCGCGCTGGATGAGGCCGCCGCCGGCGACGTGCTGCTGTTCCGCTTCCGGCCTTACGCGCCGGCCAGGCACTGCGCCATCCTCACCGGCGGAGGGCTGATGATCCACGCCCACGACGGCGCGGTGGTGACGGAGGTCGCGCTCACCCGCTGGTGGCGACGCCACGCGGCGTATGCCTTCGCCTTTCCTGATCTGCCCGCGCCCCGCTGA